AAGATATGTTTAAGCAGCTCGAGTGCTTTAGCGAAGTCCTGGTTGATAATAAACCAGCTCGCCTTGAATAATGACAATTAACGAGCAGCTTCAAAACATTTGGGTAGAAAAATATCGGCCCACTAAACTGGCCGATATGGTTCTCTCTGATACTCTGCGTACGTTTGTAGAAGAGTGCAGACGTAAGCAAGAGATCCCCAATATGTTGCTAGTAGGTAATGCAGGTACTGGTAAGACTACCTTAGCTAAGGTTATTATAAATGAGATTTTAGATGCACAATACTTGTACATTAACGCTAGTGAGAAGAACGGTATTGATGAAGTTCGTACCTCCATTCTTACGTTTGCACAAACTAAGAGTCTGGATGGAAAGCTTAAGGTTATCTTTTTGGATGAGTTCGATAACTTTACTGACGCTGGTCAAAGAGCGTTGCGTAACGTTATGGAGGAATACTCCGGCAATACCCGTTTTATTCTCACTGGTAACTATTTACATCGTATTATTCAGCCCATTCAATCTCGTTGTCAAGTTTTCACTGATTTTACTCCTCCTATTAGGGAATATGCTAAGCGAATAATTTATATCCTACAGCAGGAGCAGGTTACAGTAGCTGCCGATCAAGTAGACCGAGTTAAAGAGGTTATCCGTTATTACTACCCAGATTTAAGACGTATTATTAACTACATACAACGTAGTGTAATTAATAACACACTCAATCTACAAGCCACTATTAATAATGAGGGATTCGCACAAGATATCCTGGAGAAACTATCTTCTAAAGACGACTTAATGTCTATACGTAAGTTCGTTATTGAAAGCGAGCAAACATTTGGTAACGATTACCCTAAACTACTTAAAGATCTATTTAATGCTGTTTACAAGAGCTCCTTAACTGAAGACAAAAAAAGACTTGCATTGCTGCAAGTCTCAGAGTCTTTATATAGAAGCGCTTTAGTTATGGATCAAGAAATCAATTTCTTTAGCTGCCTTATTGCTTTAAGTCAGTTTTAAAGATCGACTATATTAATATCGTAAGCGGATGCTATTAATTCGATAGCATTTAAGAGAGCTTCTTCTTCTTTTTGGTCGCGATGGTTCATATAGTCTTTTTTTAAGCTCTCCACGTCGCTTTCAAATTCTTGCATAAAATCATCAAGCATCATAGTTCTTTTTACATATGCTTCATCGGTTAATTTAGTTTTGCTCTCGGCAGAAGTTTGTTCCATTGTTTCTGGATCACGAACTACAGGAGCCGCAGGGATTGAGCCGCTAGAGTTTGGAGCCCAGCATTCGTCTTTAACAGAGCCGTCTTCATTCATACATTCTGGCATAACGCAACTAGACTCTTTATTCCAACACTCTGGTTTAACCATACGCTCTTCAATCATTGAAGTTTTTTCTGGTACTGAATAGCCTTGTGGATCTACATCGTTAGTTACATCTTCAGTGAGCATTTGAATATAGAGTCCTTCTAGGCCTACCGACTCTTTAGTTAATTTTTTAGTACCTTTAAGAGGCTTAAATTTTGAAGGCTTTTCATCGTCATAACTATTACCACCTACAGAAGGTTTTTTGTTTTTAGTAGCTAATTCGTAATCTCCTTTTTTAATCCAGTTTTGTTCATGGCCTAAGTGATTTTGCTCTTTAGTCTCTGGTTCGTCTTTATTAGCTTTCCATTTACCTGGCTTAATATAATCTTTATTTGGACGTTTATTTTTAGACGACACTTCTGGTAGGTTTACGCCGGTATCTATGTATTCAACTAAGTCAATAGGAATAGTAACCAAGTTACCATAGGAACCCGGAGAAGGCTCTTGGAAAAGATCAAGATGGGTAGCTGGCATACTTGTGTTAATGCCTAGAGAACCGGCACTATTATTTGGGGTGTGTAATCTACCGATACGTAGGTTATAACCTGATTTTTCGGCATCTTCTAAGCGTTGCTTTATCATTTCTGGTAAAGCTTTGTAACTATCAGCAGATTTGTAGTCCTTCTTTAACTTAACTACATCGCCCTGAAGAAATCCTGAGCCTTGCTTATAGCGATCGTATATTGTTTCGTACAGAGGTATAAATTTACTGTTCTTCATAAAAGATATATTATTACTTATGGCTTTTACAGCCTAATCCTAAGTAATTAGTATGGCAAGCGTAACTTTCAACAATCTACAGAGAGTAGATATTACCAACACTAAAAAGTTGTACTCTGATCTGCATCTTGACTTTCCAAATCCAGTACAAAGAGATATACCTGTAGATTATGACGAAGCAGCGGTTAAGAACTCGTTGCTGAACCTATTTAATACTTTACCTGGTCAGAATTTATTAAATCCGATTTATGGCTTAAATCTCTTACAGTACGTGTTTGAACCTGCTAGCGACATTAATGCCCAAAGAATAGGGGAAACTATACTAAAAGGCATCTCTACATATGAGCCTAGAGTAACGGTTACTAATATACATGTTAATGTCGACATTGACGAGCAATTGTATACTATTACATTAAGTATAGTTATACCACAATTAAATAAAACTATAACTATACCTGGAATGTTGAACAAAGAGGGATATAGCTTACTATAATATGAATACTACTACAGATCAAACATCTCTCAATGTCAGTAAAAACGAATATGTAGCGTTTGATGCTCTCTCTTTAAGAGAATTTATTAAAACCCGTTTAAACGAGACTAACTTATTTACTGATCAAAATTACGAAGGCTCTAATATAACAGCTATTAATAATATTATTGCGTACTCATTTCATACGCTAATGTATTACTTGAATCAAACTTCTACAGAGTCTATGTTTAGTGATTCTCAAATTTACGAAAACATTAACAGAATTGTAAAACTCATTAGTTATTCCCCTATTGGTAATCAAACCTCGACTTTATCATTTAGTGTTTCAGCTAATAATGCTCTAGGGGTTGGTACGTATACCATACCACGTTACACTTTTGTACGTTCAAACAATACTACCTTATCGTTCAACACCGATATTACGTTTACTAAAACAATGTCTGGTTCTGAAACTTTATCTACTGTAGGAGATCAATACCTACTTTATCAAGGTACCTATATAGAGTATCCCTTATATGTAGCGCGCGGGGAAGCTAATGAAATTGTATACTTAATACCTGGTACAGACGTTGCTATTGATCACTTTAACGTTGATGTCTACGTAAAAAGTACAACTACAGAAAAATGGGCAAAATGGAGCAGAGTGGAGTCGTTATATTTAGAAAACGCTACCGCTACTAAATTTGAAATACGTTTAAATAGTAATAAAAATTACGAAATTAAATTTGGTGATAACATTAACGGTCAACAGCTTGTAGCTGATGACATAGTAGCAGTATATTATCTTCAATCTTCTGGCATTAACGGAGAAGTACAAGCTAACGCTCTTGCTGGTCAATCAGCCACTATATACACTACTGCTCAGTTTAATTTAATTAAACAAGACGTTATAAGTCCAGATTTAACTATTTTAAATGATACTAACGTGTTAAATTTAAATTTTAATAACAGTAACATTTCCACTGCATACACCGAAGCTGAAAGTGTTGAAAGTATCCGGGCAAACGCTCCAGCTACATTTAGATCTCAATTTAGAGTAGTTACTGCTTCTGACTACCAAGCGTTTATTAAAAACTCTTTTGCTAATATTATTAACGACGTTAAAGTACTTAACAATAATGAGTATGTAAATGGTCACTTAAAATACCTATATGATATCGGGTTAACTAATCCTGGTCAAGACTATAGAGTACTTTATAATCAAATGGCTTTTGCTGATGCTTGTAACTTTAATAATGTATATGTTTACGTTCTACCTAAAGCTACAAAGCTTATTACCAACAATTACGTAAACTATTTAACTCCATCTCAAAAGCAGTTAATTGTTTCCTCTGTTAATGATAAAAAGACATTAACATCAGAAGTTATAGTAATGGACCCAGTTTATAAAGCAGTTACTATCGGTCTCGGTAAAGATTCAGTAGACCCGGCTGACATTACAAACTCTAGACTTGTTGTTACTCTTCAAAGAGATTCAAAAATACCGCCAAGCGTCATTAAAGATCAAATACAGAGTATATTTAAGTCTTACTTTAGTCCTATTAACATTACCTTAGGCTTTACCGTTAATCTTACAGATATTACCGGTAGTATTTTAGCTTTAGACGGGGTAAAGCAAATTACTACAACTAATCAAGATCAATCTACTAACGGTTTATCTCTAATTGTATTTAATCCATCTTACCCGCAAAACGATATAATATCAACTACAAAGAATTTTACCGTTAAGCCTTTTGAAACAGTTTATTTAAACGATATAGAAGAGCTAATGACAAGAGTGGTCGTTGAACTAGAAGTTACTAGAAATACTTCTATTATAAACTTTTAATTATGCTCCCCACTGTCGATAAAGTAAAAAAAATTATGGACGATCCGAATAACCGGAC